TTCGGGCGTTCCAGCTATGGTTCAACCCGAAGCGCAGACGGTGGGCTGGCGTGACCCTGATCGCGCTTGGGGTGCTCGGGATGTTTCTCAACCCGCAAGGCCGGTGGACCTTGGTGCTAGGAACTGGAATCTACTGGTTCTTCACGGCTTTGCCGCCCGTCCTCGGCGGCAGGCGCTGAGGCGCTGGTGGGCAGCGCGTGGTGTCAGGTTTTGCGGCCGGAATCGTTTTTTGGTATAACGCGCGGCCATTTCAAAGGAAGGAACCTCATGAAACGCACCATCATTGGCGCTATGCTTGTCGCCGTTACTGCGCTGTCACTCAGTGGCTGCTTCGAGTCCGAAGCTGAGAAGCAGGCCAAAGTTGAAGAGCAGAAGTCCAAGGACTTTTTTGATATGGGTGGCCCTACCGACCGGAGCAAGAGCAAAGGTTACGTACCGTGAGCCGAAAGCTTCCGTAGAACCTCAACGCCGCCGAACCCAAGGCGGCGTTTTCGTTTGAGGGGAAGGCGCTGGCGGGCAGCGCCGAGTGATATGCTTCGCCGCTCACCAAACAAGGATGGTGGAAATGGGGTTGCGAGATCGAGGAAGATCGCCAAGATCAGGAGCTGCCGCGATGAACACCCGAACGGCATCATTCATAGGGCTCGCGATTTGGATAGCGTTTCTTTGGCTGGGAAAGCCATCTGCGTCGCTGATCAGCTATTCCGTGCCGTTTGGAATTGCTCTGATCGCCACAGGCCCCCTCGAACTGATCCCAGATCGTTGGCACAGGCTTAATTTCCTCGTCAATGCCCTGGCGACTGGATTCTTCTTCGTCAGCATCATGTTTGCGATAGTGGCAATCTCTTTCGCCCTGTCATTGAGCAAAAGCGAGCGTTCGATTTTCTGCCTTGCTGGATGGGCAATGCTGTTGATTGTTTACCATTTCGCAATCCCTTGGCTGAAGCGGTCGCCTTTTCACCGACTCAGCGAGGATAGAGGGATGTACAGTCCTCCAGTGGATGACGATAAACGGAACTGAGATCAGATAGGCCAGTGCCGGAGCAGATTAGTCGCTGGCGGGCAGCGCCGGAGCGTCAGGCGGCGGCGCGAACCTTGAACGACAGCATGGCGGTGGCGTCGTCGTTGAAGCACTCGGCCAGCTCTTGATAAGCCCGGTACTTGGCCTGGCTGCGGGTCGCCGCCCACACGCGCTGGACGTAGTGGCGCGCATCACCTATGAAATACCGAACGTCATCCCAGTCGTACATGCCGTTGGTGAGCACCTCCCATTCCTTGAGCGGCAGCTTCTCGGCGATCTCGCCGTACTGCATTTCCCAGGTCGGGTGGTAATTGCGGATGCGCTTCTTCGGGTCGTTGTCGAGAATGACCCCGATGTAATGGCCACGGTCAGCCATGATGATGCCCGGCTCGCCGTTGGCGATCACACGGCGACCGACCTGGGCTGGCACGTCGTAGTGGCGGCGAACGTGGTCGCAGTTGTAGTTGCTCATGGCTTTCTCCATGCATGCGCCGCCCTCGCCGGGGTGGCGTGATTTGATGAAGTGGGTTATTGCTTGGCGATTGAACGGAGGAAGACGAATTTAGATGGACACTTTTTGGATACCGCTATTACTGGCTGTTGCGGGCGCTGCAGTCGGCGCATATTTCGCGATCGTGCGAACAAAGAGGGAGAAGCTGTGGACGGAACGTTACGAGCGAATAGGTTCTGCCCTGAAGAAGGTTGACCTTATCCATCGCTTCCTCGATAGCGAGGTCAACGGCGAGCATCAGATCCATGGTCTAACTAAGCACGAGAAGGACCAGCTTGATCAGAATTGGCCCGTCGCTAGATACGAACTGGCATCCGACATGATCATGCTCGAAATGCTATTCACTAAAAATGAGTTTGCCGAAACCGCGCAGCGCTGGGACGCGCTCCAGCGCAAGCTTTTCGAGCTGATTGAAGATGCCTCCTCATACGACGCGCATGAATATGTCTCGGCAGCTAGGCCTAAAGCAGAGAAGCTTCAGAAGGCGCTAATCAATCTTTCCAGGAAAAAATGCATAGAGTGGTTATGAGCGTTACAGCCTACATGGCCTCACTATGTTCGATAGTGGCAATTTGGTTTGGGATGGGGTATTACGGGTGACCGGCATGGGGCCGGGTCAAGGAGAGGCAATTGAACTACTGGGATTCGTACGATTATCCAGAGACAGATCCTAAGGTCAGGATCACTTTCGGCGCACAACATGCCGGTTCGCCGGTTGTCGCGTGGATCGGTCTTTACGGGAAAACGGTTGTGCCCCCAAAGGTTAATGTAGAGGCTGAGTACAGCATACATACCACTGACGAAGCAGAAGCCAGAAGGATCATGAATGCTCATGCCGACGACTTCATCAGAGAGCGCGATATAGAATCAGTCGTGGTGAAGCCGTAAGGCCTCTCGGGCCCGGAAATTCTCAAGCTTCCGCGCCACAGCCGGTGACACCGTGATTTCGTGGCGCGGAGGTTCCAGCAGTGGTAGTGCTCCACCCGGGCCAAGTCCATGCAGGTGATGAATCATCAGCGTCATCGCCTCGCCCTGTTCCTCGATCCCAGCCCACTCCATCAGCTCCAGCAGAGCCTGTTTAGTCCCTGGTCGAACCTTCAAGCGCAGATCTTCTTCCTGTAGGCGCTCGGCCTTGGCCCTGCGCTTCTCGTCACGCTGCTGCTGCGTCAGAGCCATTATCGCCTCCATTGCGAACGAAGGTGGCGCCTGGCCCGATGTCGAGCAGGTCGCACACCCGGTTGATGATCTTGAGCGCGGCAGCGAACACCTCAGCATCGTCCGGCTCGCGGGCCAGGCGCTTCATGTTTGGCTGGTGCTCGAGGCAAACCTTGTCGACCAGGCGCCGGGCCAGTCTGCGCAGGTGGTCGGCGCTGTCGTGCTCGCGCAGGCTCAGTGCGAAGGCCAGGGCCACATCATCAGGCCGGTACTGGCCGCCGCTGCGGGTGCTGTACAGCTTCTTGACCGGCCGATTCATCCAGGCCGGCAGGGTTACCACTCCAGAGGGTGCTTTCTGCATGTCTGTGCTCCGTGAGGCCGCTGGGCGGCAGGTGGAACTGTTCTTGCCGCCGGCGCTGGCGGACCAGGTTGTTGATCCGCCTCATGCCGCGCGCGCCGCGTCGATCTGCTCGGTGATCTCGAACAACTGCTGAGTCAGGTTCTCGATGGTGGCAGCGCCGCGCACACGTTCGGCGCGACTCCACTGGCAGCTACGGTTGAACAGCAACTGCAGGTTCTGCTCCAGTTCCTTTCGGCGCTGGAGCAGGTCGAGGATGGTGGCGAGTGGCATGGCTATGCACCTGCCAGGTGGTGGAGCGGGGCGAACGGGATATCGTCGTCGAAGTTATCGGGCGGCGCGGCCTGCTGGCTCTGCTGTCCGTAGTTGTCATTCTGGTTGTAGCTGTGCTGCTGACGCTGTTGCCGCTGCTGTTGAGGCGGTCGCTGCTGTTGCTGCTGGCTGACGCCCTGGTTGTCCGGCCGGCCGCCCAGCAGCTGCAAGGTGCCGTTGATATCGACATGCACCTCAGTGCTGTACCGCTTGATGCCGTCCTTCTCCCATTCGCGAGTCTTGAGCTTGCCCTCGATGTAGCACTGCGAACCTTTGCGCAAGTACTCGCCAGCGATCTCAGCGACTTTGCCGAACAGCACAACGCGGTGCCATTCGGTCTTCTCGATCTTCTGGCCGGTCTGCCTGTCGTTCCACGATTCGCTGGTGGCCAGGCTCAGGTTGGTGACCGCGTTGCCGTTCGGCGTGTAGCGGACCTCGGGATCCTGGCCACAGGTGCCGACCAGGATGACTTTGTTTACTCCGCGGGCCATGGTGACTCCTAGCGCTGAAGCGCTTTGCGAACGAACGGGTCGAGATCAGGTTGGTTGAGCAGCCACCGGCGGTAGTCGGCCGGCAGGTCGCTGAACTTGGCGCCGCGGTGCTTGCCGAATCCGATCACGGTCGGAATGCGGGCATCTTCCGAGATCGTCCACAGCTCTTCCCAGTCGGTCACGGGGCGGCCCAGCTCGGCGGCCAGGGCGTCGAGGATCTTGACCAGCAGCAGGCGGCAGTTTTTCACGTCGTCCAGCGCGGCGTGGGCATTGCGCAGCAGTCCTGGCGCTTGCTCGCGGTAGTGCAGGTACACCATCGCCGATTGTGAGTGGCTGTCGGCGTCAGGCCATAGGCGACGGCTCAGCGCCGCGGTACAGATGCGCTTGATATCTGGCTGGCCGATGACGCCCCAGTCGTAGTCGACGTTGTGGCCGATCAGGTACTCGATATCGGATGGCAGCTGGAAATCGGTGTGGTCCGGGCAATCCGTCAGTTCCTCGTCGAGGATGTGGCTGGTGGCCAAGGCGCCGAGCTCGATCCGCTTGGCCGGCTTATAGCGCTGGAGGAACTCGGTGGCCACCGGCAGGCCAGGTATGGCAGCGAGTTGCAGGTACGCGGCCTCGACCAGTTGCGGGTCGTTCAGGCCAGTTGTTTCGCTGTCGAAAATGCAGGCGTTCATGCTGATTGCTCCTGAGGGGTGAGTTCGAACTTGCGTTGGTCCTTAGCAGCATTCAGCTGCGCAAGGAGGTGAGGGGAATGCTCGAGCGCGCGATATGCAGCGGAGAACACGCTCTGCAGCTCTTGCATCGTCTCCGTGATGGGGATCTTTGACAGCGCTTCGTCCAGCGCCGCGGCCTGGAGTTCGGCCTGCGACTTGCCATCGTCCAGCCAGGCAAGCAGTCGTCTGCCGGTGTCCGGACTGACTACTTCCGGCTGCTCGAAGAGCCTGGTGCGGTCCTTTGTGGCCACGGCAACGTTGCCATCGTGCACCAGGTCGAGCACCACCGTGAATTCGTAGTCCGATCCGTCACGCTGCTCGGACTTCATGCCGAGCTTGAGGATCTTTTTGCCCTCGCCCTGGACCGTCTCGGTCTTGCTGCGCATGGTGCACATGATGTGTAGCGGGCTAGTGAGGATGGTGTCGACCAGCTTGCGGTGGCGCGGTGTCGTCTCGTTCCAGGCCGACCAGGTGTTGCCCTTGTAGCGCTGCTTGGCGATCGTGTCGTTGATCTCCAAGCATCCGCCGGAGCCCACCCACTCGTGCGAGTAGCTGTCGATGATCAGCGTCGAGTAGCCGCCGGCCTCGGCGGCCTTGATGGCATCTATGTAACGCTCGGGCGAGTACGGTGCGCTCAGCCCCATGACGTCGAAGTCAGTGAGGTCGGCGTACAGCGATGCGCTCTCGTGCTCGGTGTCGATGACTGCGATCTTGCCGCCCAGGCCCATGGCCAACAGCAGGGCGGAGTAGGTTTTGCCAGATCCAGATGGGCCGGTAAGTGCTAGCCGTAGCCTTGCCTGCTTACGTTCGGCTTTCTTGAACATTGGGATGCCCTCAGTTCGGTTGGTTGTCCCACTGCCGCTCGATGCGAGCGGCCTCTTCTTCGTACTCTTTGCGCTCATCGCCCTGGTACCGCTCAGGCGAGAACGATCCGACCGTCATCCAGTCGAGCTGGGCGGCCAGGCGGGGGGTTGTGTTCATGGTTACCTCAGGAGGTGATGCAGCCCGCGCACGCGCTGGCGAGCATCCAGGCAGTGCAAAGTGCAAGGGTGAAGAAGCCCCCGCGCCACATGGCGAATCGCCGGGCTCGCTGATATCCGGTCATGGCCGCACACGGACGGCGATGCGCCGGCCCTTCATGGTGGCACCAACGCGGCGGGTCAGGCTGGAGACTGGCGTCTCTCGTGGCAGGCCGATGGCCTCGTTAAACGGCAGGCCAAAGCTGATCACCGCTAGCGTGCGCTCGATCTGCTCCAACTGCTCGTCGATGAGAGATTTCACAGGTGCCGTGCTCATGCCAACCTCCGGCACTGCTGCTCCCAATGCTGGTGGTGGCTGGCGACCATGCGGTCACGTCGGGCCATGAAATGGTTGCGAAGAGGGAGGTCGATGGCGCCCGTCAGGTGGGCCAAGTCGATCGCCATTTCGATCTCGCCTTCCAGGCGGGCCTGGCCACTTAGCGAGGCCGAACCATTGCGCATGGCTTCGAGTCGGGCTTCGATAATGTTGATCACGTCACGCTGAGTTGATTGGTTCATGCTGTCCTCCGGGCGGCCGCTGAGCCGCACATGGCTTCCATCTTGTCGAGCGCCGAGGCGATAACGCGGCGGCTCGTTGCGCATTGGTGCTCGTCGCGCTCGCGGATCATCGTGTTCCAGGCGTCGTTGTTCGCTCTGGCCTGTTTCGAGGTCAGGTGATCTGCCCAGTGCGTATCGCCAAACAAGCCCATCTGGCGATCGACCTCACGCGCCTGGGCGGTATCTGCGTAAAGCTCGTGCTCGCGAGCCATGGTCGTCTCCAGAGTTGTTGTGCGGCCGCATTGGTCAGGAGCCAGGCGCGGGTGACCAAACCCACCGTGAAAGGTGGCCTGGCGCCTGCCAATGCGGTCGTATGTGAAGGGAAGGGTGCAGGCGCCCGGAGCCGCCCGGGAAGCATCTGGTCTGGCCGGGTAGGCCCCGGATTCGCCTGCATGCTGGCGTGCCAGCAGATTACGTATGGGTGAGTGCTAGGTCGCTCACGATGCAGATTGAGCCGTCGTCAGCTGGAGTGGCGTCGGTGTAATCGACCTGGTTGTAAACGCCGCCGTGGAAGTTCAGCAGCGATGAGCGCCAGGAACTGTCCATGTGGAGGCTGCCGGACGACCCGGCCTTGCCATTGCAACTGGCGGTCACGGTCAACGCGCCCGAGGCGAGCACGCGGATAGTGACGGTGAACTTCGAGCCCAGAGGCACGCCTTTGAGCAGGGTGGTGTTGATCGGCGTGGCCTGGTTGAACGTTTCGCGGAAGCCCAAGGTGATGTTGCCTTTGCTCCAGAAGACCTTCACTGGCGGGCTGTCATCGTCCTTCACGTGCAGTTGCGAGATCACCACTTTCTGCGCGGAGTTGACCTTCGTGAGCGTCATCTCTTGCATGTTGATGTGCTCGGCTGCGCTGGCCAAAGACCAGTAGTTGGCCTCTTTCCACTCGCAGCGCGTGCGGTGGGTGCTTTTACTTGAAGCACCTTTGGTGGGCGCCGAAAACTGAACTGAGCCATCGGCCAGCACACTCACCACGCTTGGGTACTGAGCGATCGCCTCAGCGCCGCTGAGCTCAAGGGCTACGGGGTTGGTGGATGAAGTGGCCACTGGGGTCGTGATCGTTAGATTGCTGATGTTTACGGTCATGGGTATGTCTCCTGACGATAAAAATCATGGTCTGGCACGATTGCCTTTACTGCCTGGATGCGCTCTCGCATCCCTCAGCCAGCTCTTCGAGTGGGCTCAGGTGATGCTGCGTAATGCCGCCTCATCGAGACGGCATCACTAAATCGTTCTGTCTTTCTCCGCACTCGCTTACCAGGTCATTCACACAGTTCGGTCAACACCTCGTCCGCCGTCGCAGTGGGCTGCGCGTGGGCAGGCTTTCGGGCCTGTCGGATCGCCGGTCGCCGGTAGAGGCAAGTGCGGTTTTGTTCATCGGTTTACTGACCTCCCACCGATGGAGCCGGGAGTGACCTAACCGGCGGGGCCGGGTAGTCGTGCATGGCGCTGGCTGTTAAAGAGCGGCGGCCAGTGAGGGCCTCTGCAGTCCCTCGTGAGTGACTGCTTGAGG